TACAAATAAAACATTGATCGGCAGATGGAATAGTGCATCGGGTGGTACATACCCAGGCACTTCTGCGGCGGTTGGCTTGTGGCGCAGCACTTCAGCTATAACATCTGTTCTAATTAGGACGGGTTCAGGCAATTTTAATACTGGCTCTACATTTACACTCTACGGAATTAAATCAGCCTAGAAAGGGCCGTAACTATGGCAAATACATTTATTAAAATTGCATCTACAACTGTTGGATCAGGTGGGGCTAGTAATATAACATTTAGTAGTATTCCATCAACTTACACAGACTTATGCTTAAAATTATCTGTTCGGTCTAATCGCTCTGCATCAGAAGATGGTTTGGGTATAGCACCAAATGTTGCAACTAGTGGATATACCTATCGTATCCTTTCAGGTAATGGATCAAACGCGTCAAGCGTGGCTACTGCCTATGAACAAATCTGGGCAGCAAGAGTTCAAGGTAATACAACAACTTCTAATACTTTTACAAGTTCTGAATTTTACTTTCCAAACTATGCAGGATCTAATTACAAGTCTGCTAGTGCGGAGTTCATAACTGAAAACAATGCTACAGAAGCCTATGCTTATATGAGCGCATTACTTTGGAGTAATACAGCAGCAATCACTTCCATTTCATTATCTGCTGGTGCTTATTCTTGGCTTACCTATTCAACCGCCTACCTATATGGAGTAAAAAATGCCTAATCCAACACGAATCGAAATCAACTGCGAGACAGGCGTGGAGTCAATTATCGAATTGACCGATGCCGAGGTTGCAGAACTTACCTATCAGGCTGAACTAGCAGCCGAGAAGAAGGCAGAAGAAGATGCACAGGCAGAAGCCAATGCAACCGCTAAGGCTGCGCTATTGGATCGTCTAGGCATCACAGCAGACGAAGCCAAGCTCTTATTGGCATGACTCCCAAGTTATGCAAAGCGGGTCAGCAGTTGAGGCAGCAGGTCGATGATAGTTACCCAGACCGCGATAGAACCTCGGACGGCTGGATTGGCGATGTACGTCATTCGGCACGTCCTTCTGACCACAATCCTGATGCAGAAGGTATCGTCCGAGCCATTGACATTGACAGGGATTTATCTGGCAAAGCAAAGCCAGACCTCATGCCTGACCTTGCGGATCAACTTCGACTCTGTGCAAAACGTGGCGATAAGAGAATTAGTTACATTATCTTCGATGGCAGAATCGCATCGTCTAAGAAGGCTTGGGCTTGGCGTCCTTACACTGGGATTAATAAGCACAATCATCATTGCCATATTAGCTTTACCAAGAAGGGCGATGCAGATGGCTCGTTCTTTAATGTACCCATGATAGGTGGAACAGCATGAACATGAAGCACCCAGCAATAATCTCAGTAGGAGCGTTCCTAGCAGTATGGGGTACAACCTCTAACTTTGCTCTGGACTATCGCGCAATCCTTGGTTCAATCGTTGCAGGTGTATTTGGATACGCCACGCCTAAAAAATGAGCGCAGTAGATTATGCTGCTTGGGCTGTGGGTGTTGTCACTGTGCTTGGTGGTGTTGCTTCATATACCCAGTTCATGATTAAGCATTACCTGACAGAGCTTAAGCCTAACGGCGGCTCTAGCATTAAGGATCAGGTCAATCGCCTTGAAGTGCGTGTCGATACAATCATCGAGATGTTAGGTAAGTAACACTTATCTCATGGCAAGAACTAAGAAGGTCATTGACCTAGATGCTTACTCAGCTCTAGACCAATACTGCATTGCTCTGCACGTTTATTACACCAGTCTGCGCAAGGCTGGCTTCTCTACTGATATGGCTTTCTGGCTTCTATTAGATCGTGAGTCCTATCCTGACTGGATTTTGCCAGCAAAGCCCATCGAGAAAATATCGGGTAATCCCTACGAGGACGACGACGAGGACTAAATGACAGTCAAACGGATAGTTATTCTGTCCGACCTGCAAGTTCCCTTCGAGGACGTACATGTAACTCAGAACATTGTTCGATTCCTCAAGACCTTTAAGCCAGACCAGACAGTTACCATTGGTGACGAGATTGACTTTCAGACTATAAGCAAGTGGTCAGAAGGTACGCCTCAAGCCTACGAGCAGACCCTTGGCGATGACCGAGACCAGTGTGTTCAGCTTCTCTGGGAACTAGGCGTCACAGATTGCATACGATCTAACCACACAGACCGTCTTTACAACATAATCATGAAGAAGATTCCCAGCTTTTTGAGCCTTCCAGAGTTGCGCTTTGAAAAGTTCATGAAGTTTGATGAACTAGGCATAACCTTTCACAAGAACCCAATGGCCATTGCTCCTAACTGGATTGCAGTCCATGGCGACCACACGCCTATCAAGCAACTAGGCGGTCTCTCAGCCCTTGAAGCAGCCCGTAGGCATGGCAAGAACGTCATCTCAGGACATACTCACAGGGCAGGGCGTAGCGCCTTCACAGAAGCCTCTGGAGGCCGTATAGGGCGTGTTCTACATGGTGTTGAGGTAGGTAATCTCATGGACTTTAGACAGGCTGGATACGTCAAGGGAACGGCTAATTGGCAGCAAGCCTTTGCCATCATGTATGTCAAGGGAAGCAACGTGCAGGTGGACATTATCCACATCGAGAAGAACGGCACGTTCATAGTCCAAGGCAAGGTCTATGGAAGGGTTCGCTAGACCAGACTTCGGAGACGAGACTGTGGATGAAATCGTTACCGTTTCGTTATACAAGTTTGGCTTCTGTCGCCTGCATCTGCTGTAATACTTCTGACGTACACGAAGTACGGGTACAGAAGGGCTCACAATGAACACAGATCAAGCACTTGTCCTGATGGGGCTAGTCGGTGCATTTACTGGCTTCCTTATTGGCTACTCAAAGGGACACGAACACGGCAAGATTGCAGGGCGTATTGCTTTGAGAAAGACACAGCGTCAGCTAGAGCAGGTTGGTCGATGAACGCCCGTGACTACCTCAACGAAGCGAGAGCTACTATCCAAGACCGAGGACTTGATTACGGTCACCCTAGCGACAATATGCAGCGCACAGCCTCACTCTGGAGCGCATACCTCGAAGTGCCAGTTACGGATTATCAGGTGGCGATGTGTATGGCATTGGTCAAAATCGCAAGAAGCATGGAGACTGCAAAGTCAGACACTTACATCGACCTTGTCGCGTACTGTTCAATAGCAGGGCAACTACATACTGAGGAGAACGATTTATATGTTTAACCTAGATGATTATGAGACGGTTGAAGAACGCCTTATAAAGTATTGGAAGGAGCACCCAGATGGTCGGATTGAAACAAAACTTATTGAAGCAAGTGCTTCACGTTTTATCGTACAGGCTTACATATACAGAACTGAGGCTGATCAACAGGCTTGGAGTTCTGGGCTCGCAGAAGAAACGGTACAAGGTCGTGGAGTTAATGCTACTTCAGCTCTTGAAAACTGTGAAACGTCTGCGATTGGTCGTGCTCTGGCAACGGCAGGCTATGCGACAAAGGGAAAGCGACCAAGCCGTGAGGAGATGTCAAAGGTTGCAGCAAAGCAAGTGGTACGAGATACGGTACAACAAGTAAAGGCAAAAATGGCTGACACATCACAACAATACGTTCCAGTAGCAAAGGCAGATGATCCATGGACAACGTGGGAAGCACCACCAGTAGCAACGATGGAGCAAGCAGTCGAGATGGTGCAATCGGTACTTGGAGGCACAACGCCCGAGGAGAGTTGCAGTCATGGGGCTCGTGTATGGAAGACTGGAACGAGTAAAGCAGGCAAGCCATGGGGCATGTGGAAGTGCAATCCTCCTCATGGCACATCGAACTACTGTGACCCTATCTGGTACTCAATTGCAGCTGATGGATCATGGAAGCCGAGGGCTGAATAATGGGACACGTTACATTCTTGAACCAAGATGGTGAGTGGGAACAATTTCCTAATGAAGAACAGCAAGCCAATCTTAGAGCTAATGCTGAACTGTTAGAAGAACTGGGTTACAAGCTCATCTGTCAGTTAT